AATTACAAACAACAATTAGCAGAATTAGAAACACAATTTTGGTTTAACGGTTTACCTACAAAAGAATATATAGTTAGATTTGATGCAATTAAAAAACGCATTAAGGAGTTAGAGCAAGAAGATGATTGAAATAGTATTAGGTTGGCCACCATCAGATCTATCGCCAAACAAAAGATTGCATTGGGCAAAGCTGGCAGCAGCAAAAAAACAATACAGGAAAGATTGTTGCAGTGTATCTAAAGAACAATTAAAAAAATACAGAGGAGTTTATAAAGATATACCAGAAAAATTAGTTTTAGAAATGACGTTTATACCACCTGACAGACGAAGTTATGACCGAGATAACTTAGTTGCTAGAATGAAGGCAGGTATTGACGGTCTATCAGATGCATTACGCATCAATGATAAACGTTTTAATACTGTCATCTCAACTATGGACTCAGACTACCTTGGTGGCTTTGTCCGCATACGCATACTACAGGAAATTCCTTATGGCACGAAAGATCAAAAACCTATCAATCAAGACACGAGAGTACAAAGATAGGGATGGCAATTCCAAGGCCAACTGGGTAAATATTGGAGTCATTATGGAAAATGACCAAGGCAAGCAATTTATGTTGTTAGATAAATGGATAAATTTTGCAGGTATACCTGACTTTAGTGGTAAAGAAAATTCTTCATCAATAATGGTAAGTATGTTTGATGTAGATAATGATTATCAAGCTAACCGCAAAGACATTCCACCATCTTATAAAGGTAACGACAACGATATTCCTTTTTAAAATAAAATACCCCAGAGTGAGCAGACCATTAATCACTCTGAGGTATCAGTTCTAGCGTGAGGTAGAGAACTAGAACCTAGTAGACCAACCGCTTACTTTTTTGGTGGCCTACCTTTTTTAGTTCCATACGTACCTTTACCTTTGGGCATAATAAACTCCTTTTGTTTTAATTATGAAAGAATTTTTTTATTCTGTCCATAGTTTTACGCTCTTCTTTTAATTGTTTTTTTGTGAGCATAGCTTCTAATTCTATTATTCGACCTAATAAACTTGCCAAGAAAACATCTTGTTTCATTTGATGCCGTATTAAATGTGTGCAATATCTTTTTACGCCATCGTAATCATCGCTTTTTAAAACTTCTCTAATACGCATTTCGACAGACAACTGCAACTCTACAGGTGGTTCTTCTAATTCGATGTTAAGAAATTTATCTTTAGCCATCAATTTAATTTAGGAAACAAATTTTGCTCAAGCAGGTCAACTAACTTATCGTCCACGGTATTTGAGGTCTGTTTTACAAAGGCACGACAAAGGTCAACCACTAATCTCTTACATCCTGTTGTTGAAAGGAAGCGTAATAGTATAGGCTTTAGTATTTTGTACATAGTTTGTTAGTTTTTCCAAACATAGCACACGTTATTGTATCTTGCCTTCTATTTTGCTAACCGCTTCTGATAACTTGTTTAATCTGTAGTAAATATCTCTTATGTCACGTTCTCTACGGCTACTCATGTTAGATAAAACCATAACAAGTGCTGTAACAGATGCGCCTATTAATGCTGCGTATACTTCTGGCATTGCTTTGATTTGCGATTATGTATAGTATGACTAATAAACCCTATTATGGAAGACGATAAAGAAAACAAAGTTGAGACTATTGTCAAGGTTGCTATCTTGATATGGTCTGCTGCACTTCTAACACTTTCATACTGGGAACCACCTAGTGGTAAAAAAATTGTAGATTTTGATCCGACTTTTATTGCAAGTATTTTCAGCGCATCCACCGCTTCTCTCGGTTTGTCTATTGGTAAGAAAGGTAACAACAATGCATCTACACAATCACCTACAATACCTACAAAAGAAACAAAAAAGTAACATGAAAAAATTTGCTTTATTAATTTTACTTGCATTACCAGTATCTGTTAATGCTAACCCTATACCTACTTGGACTACAGGCTCTAGCAACAGAACTGAAAATACTACTCAGACAATAGATCGCACCATAGTTACTGAAAAATACGGATCAGCATTAAACACTTGGGAAGCTACAAACATTACTGCTACATCAGCAACTAGTGGTGGTATAACTGCTGAAGATGTGGTATTCACTCCAACAGATAATACTGCTGAATGGACACTCAGCGTCACTACAAGGGCTGCTAGTGCCATGACAGAACAGATTACACAAACAGATGATATTACGACCACAAGCGTTATTACTAGCTTGTCTGTGTTTAGTCAGTAATTCTGCTAAAGCAGAAGGTGGCACTGATGTCATCGCACAACCAAATGCTGTTGGTAATTCTAGTATTATCAATCAAAATATGAATATTAATAATGGCATGACAGGTAAACAGCAGTTTAATAATTTAGTTTGTAGTCAACCAACAATGGCAGTTACTCCATTTTATACAGGTAACGAAGCAGAAAATCCTAATCCAGAAAAACCTACTTATAGTATTAACCAAGGTTGGGGTGTTCAATTAAGTTGGATGATCCCATTAGGAAATGATAATTCTACTTGTTCAGAATTAGCAGCCGTAAAGCTAAAGTTAGCCAAAGAAGAACTAGAAAAAAATATATACGATAAAAATTTGGTGCGGATTTTAAAATGTCAACAACTGCACGCATCGGGATACATGATAAATCCTAAGTCGGAATACGCATTCCTATGTGCTGATGTTATAAATATCCAAGCTTACGTCAAGGCGAATCAGGATTCTTTTGACGATCTGTAATTTCCTTTTTTAATACTTTTTTAAATATTTTTGTCATTACTTTTTTAAGTTGATTAATTACAGATTGCAAAACAATGCTTCCTGTTACGGCAGCCGTGGCACTAACACCACTAGCTATTACACTTGATGCAATCACTTCTGGGGCAGGTACTGGAAATTCATAATTAATAAATGGTATATTAAACGTAGCTACCCCTTCTTCATTTGATAAAGTTTCTATGGTTTTTGGCAAGTTGTTCGGTACTTGCGGTGGTGATATTGGTGATACTTCCTCCTCTGAAGATGATGATTCTTTTGAAACAGAAGATTCCTGATTTTGAAGTCCCCCCTGTACCTGTTCCAGAGAAGGTAGAAGTAGAGGATCTAGGTATGGAACTTCCGCTACAGGTGGATAAAAAATTGTTTTAGGTGGTATTAATATATTATTTGTATCAGGCAAATTTATTTCTAGATAGTCCACTAATTATTTAGTATTTTATACACATTAATAATGCAATATTTTTAGGTCTACTTTCATTACCACCATCATTTGCTGTTGTAGTAGATACTGTAATGCCTGTTGATTGTGCATTAATAGAAATACCAGTTGATTTAGTTTGTGATCTACCTCGGTTGGGTGGATTATTTACACCCCAAATATTATAACCTTCATATTTATTTGATGGCCCAGTACCACTTCCCGGATAGTTCGATGTAGTTAAGTTAGACGAAGATTGGTTTTGATTTGCTCCAGCATTACCTGATCTAAATTCATAGTGATAGTGACCATTATCAGTAATACCATGACTATGATTAGATTCATTTACAGATGAAGTTGCTGTATGATTGTGTTCTTTATTTTGATCAGTTTGATTGCTTAGTATTAACCTACCGCTATCAGTACCTTTGCCATCATCAAAGCCTCTAATAAACTCACCTCTTAAGTCAGGCAAGGCTGATCCTACTACTGCATATAGCGCAGAAAAATCATGAGTAACACCTTGCACTGTACCTGATCCGTTTGGAATTGTATCACCGTTGGCTTTTAAATAACCTGCAGGTGCAGTTGCACCAGCGTAAGTAATAACAGTTCCTACTGGTGTAAAAATAACAGCACTATTTATTTTTGCCTGTGTTATTGCACCATCAGCTATTTTTGCTGTGGTCACTCCGTCTGAGGTTCCAGTTGAGTTAGCTAACTTAGCTGTTGTTACGTTTAAATCAGCTACTTTCGCAGTTGTAACTGCATTGTCACGTATATGGTTGGTCGTAACTGCTCGTTTAGTGTCATCAGTAGTATCTGAACTTAAATCAGCAGTGTTAATACTGTTGTCTTTAAATGCACTAGCTTCAGTTAAACCCATAAGTTAATATTTAATACACATTAGTAAAGCTACGTTTCTTGGTCTAGTTTCAGCGTGTAAATCACCGTTACCATTGTCTTGAGTTTGTGGATCTAATCTTGTGAAACGTCCTAAAGGATAGCTATTGTCATCGTTTTTATTGTTACTACCAGCATCAGCAAATAATCCATATTCTTGTGAAGGACTACCATCAGTACCACTAAGGTTTCCATCATCAATGCCTGCACGAGAAATCCAGTGCCTATGAGATTCAATTAAATCTGACTGACTTGATCTAATACTTCTACCAGCATCAACATTTCTATTATCTGCCCAACCTCTTACAAATTCTCCTCTTAAATCTGGTAATGTAGCACCTACAATTGCGTACAATGCTGAAAAATCTGCAGTAGTTTGTTGTACTGTGCCAGTGCCATTAGGTATGGTATCACCATTAGCTTTTAAATATCCATCTGGAGGAGTAGAACCTGCAAATGTTATTACAGTACCAACTGGTACTAGTCCGCGACCTTGATCAGGTAAGGTTGTTGTACCAGTAACAGACAAGTTGCCTGTTATATCAACACCTGCACCAACATCTAGGTTGCCAGCTACATCAACGTGACCATCAGTATTTACTGAAATTCTATCAACACCATTTGTTTGGTCACGAACTTTAAAAATTCCACCTTGAGATTTTATTATATAATCAGGGTTTGCATCTCCTTCTGTAAGAAGAATACTTGGAGAAGTAGAACTCAAAGTTAAATTTCCAGTAGTTGTAATATTTCCTGTTACGTCAATACCACCTGTAAAATCGTGATTACCTGTAGAAGTAATTGGCCCATCACTTGCAACTTCTACTTTTGCTGTACCGTTTTCTATTTTTGTAGCGTCAACAGCAGTAGTTGATATTGCAGTAACAATCCCTTTTGAGTTAACAGTAACTACAGGGATAGCTGTACTTGAACCAGAAGTTCCAGCAGTTACGCCAGAGTCAGCTAGTTTATTGTTTGTTATCGCAGCAGATGCGTTTATATCATCATTAATTATCTTGCCGTCCTTAAACGCACTAGCTTCTGTTAACCCCATGATTAAAATGCAACACCAGTAGCCTGTGTTGGTGTGTTAATTAAATCAATCTCTGCTTTTAATCCAGTTTCAATAGCAGTAACAGCATCTGTTCCAAGTGCATCTTTTACCCAAGTTATCATGGTTGCACTATCTGGAGTTTTCTTAGATTCATCGTAAGCAACAAATTCAGAAGGTAATGACTTAGGTTTGCTATATGTAACCTCACCTGTATGTCTTGCTTTTTCTTCTGTGCCATCCATCCCTTTTACCCGATAGACAACATTTGTAAAATAACCATCGGCAACATCTCTTTTACAAGCTGTGCCATTAATTTCCCAAGTAAAAGTAATTGCCATGAGTTTTTAAATGTTTGTTTATAGTTTAACCTTACATTATGTAATTACACCATCAATATTTGCAAGATTTTTCACAAGTTCTTGATTAGCAAAAATTTTTAAATTAATATTATTTAATTGTTGCTGTAATTCTTGACTTGTTTTGCTATCAGTTTCAATTTCACTTTTAGCTTTGTCAAGTAATTCTTGTGGTGTCATAAAATAAAGTATTTGTAATAATCATACCAATGTGTCAAGCATTTGTCGTTTATTGTTTCCAAGTACTTGATACGTTAGTATTTAATTCATCAAGTTCTTTCCAAGTACCGTTTACATTTACAAAACCATTAGTTAAAGATTTCCATTCATTTGTTACATATACATGACCATCAAATCCTAGCCCTCTGTAAAAAACTGGCATTCCACCATCAAGAGTATTTAAACCAAAAGGGCTTTTACCTTTTGCCATTACTTTTATATATGGCAGACCACCATCTTGTGTTGCTAAATTTAAAAGATTTGATCTACTCTGCAACGACATTTTCTTCTTCCTCTGTTTTGTAAGATGACACGCATTTATCTATCATTTCATCTGAAGGTTCTGTAGGAAAAACAAAAGACAAAGTATATTCGCCTTTGTTTACACAGACAGACCAATCACCACCGATATTTTTATATTTTCTTAAAAGTTTATAGGTCATGGTGCTTGTGTAAGTGAAATACTATCAAGGTATCCAGTATAAGAGTTACCTCCAAATGCTTCTGCATTAATATAAATAATACCGCTACTGATTGGAGTAAAAGTTAAAGTAACTTCTTGCCAAGTATCAGCGTTAGCCGACATATTAGCAACGTAATCTTGAGAAACGTGTGGGTAAGATTTTCTAAAATTTACTTTTAATCTCATTGTTAAACCAGTATTAGTTCTTCTCATAAAAGCTTTACAAGTAACCTGTTTATTTGCAACAGCATAAAACTCAGCAATTTGTAGATATAAAGGAAATTTTGTAGTATTTCCAGTAAGTTGTCCTCTTGAATATGTGCCACCAAAAATTATAGCTGGACGAAAAGCCCAAGCAATACCAGCAGTTCCGTGTCTTACCGATGTTTCAGCTTTTATAGTTCCGAAATCAAAAAATATTCTATGATCTCCAGAAGTGCCATTATAATTTTGAAAACTAGTCGTAGAACCACTGTGTCCTCTATGAGTATTTACCCATTCATACGCTTCTTGTTGAACAAAACTTATTGTTGAATTATAAAATTTAGCTGGTACTGGACTAGATCCTAAAGTACTTTCAATGTTTTTTGCAATAATGTTTTTAATTTGAATTTGTATAACTGAACTCTGTCGATATTGATTATTTAAAATGTATCTATTACCATAGGTTTCCATATTATCAATCATTAATCCTTCGCCAGCGTAATTAACATTTCCAAATGTATTACTGCCACATCCAAAAATTTTTACGTCTTTTAAATGTAAAAGTTTTTGATAGTTTGGGTCATACGTCGATGCACTACTACCTATGCCTGCAAAAGCAGCTTGAGCAATATAAAGCTTATCAAAAACTACAAGTCCATCTCTTGTACTACTAACATAAAATAAACCACTTGACTGATTGCCATAATGTATTGTGCCAATAGTTAAACTATGGCCTCTTAAATGCCACAAACTTGTTGTGGATATACCCATTATTCCAAAATGACTAAAATGAAAATTGCTCATATTATCATCACCAGTTCCAACAAATTGATTGCTACGATCTCCAACATAAAGCCAAGTAATACTATCTTGGGTTGACATATCAGTTGTGTTCCAACCACCTGTAATACTTGTTGTTGGACTTGCTTCGTATACACCGTTAGTTGTAACGGATGCTGGATCACGATATCTTACATACATTCTGTATTTGTTTATTTCGGGCTGAGTTAAATCTGTATTAATTTTATGAGTGTAATAAGGTTGTATTTTATATAATGGTACGGTTTCAGAAGTATGACCATAAACACTCATAGAGTTTCCATGATTTATATAATTATGATAATCAAAATCAACTCCTGATGGTTGACCAAAAATTATATGATCTTCTGATAAATATTGTGGTTGCCACCATACAGGTTCTGCTGTTGTATTTTTTCCAACAATATGTTGATGAGTTATAGTGCTTGCATTACTGCTGGCAGGGCAAGCAACTATATTTGTCATTCTTATATCATGAGTGCCTGTATCAGAATCAATATAAATTGCAATTGATTTAATTGCTGAATTTAAATTTGCACCAAAGTCCTTGACTACAGGATACATACCTCTTCTAGCAAAACCCGGTATCTCAACATTATGTGCAATAGTATCTCCAGTATCATCAGTGCATAATGCTAATCTTATATGAGAAGTGTTGTTTCTTGAATCACTTGCACGAGTACCGTACATCATTGAGATTTGTTGATACGAACTTAAATCTAATGTGGCATCTAATTTGTAGTACCAAGCTTTACCTGTTGTAAAACCAGAATTCACTATTATTCGATGTGTAGCATGAACTCCACCCCATCCCCAACCACCTCTAAAACTTGCTGTAACATTAGTTGAAGCAATTCCATAAACTCTAGACCCATCTGGTCTCTGACGTGCAGCATTACTACCATTTGCATCATTGTTATGGTTATATGAATTGACACTCCAAATATGTTTTACACCAGTATTAAAGATTAATCCTCTACCGGGTATTTTGACAACATAATCGGCACTTGAACCTGAAGCATATGTTCCAAACCCAGATGAATTATTTAATGTAAAAGTATTAGTGCCTGTAACAGTAATTATCCAAGTGCCATTTGCTTGAAGAACACCATATACATTTCTTATTGCTACAAGATCTCCAGTAGAATATCCATGATCATTGCAAGTAATTTCTATTGGGGATGCTGCTGTAGCTCCTGCTATATTTTTATCATCATTGTTTGTAGTACTATTTTCATCTCTTCTATTTGGTTGTCCTACAACCCATGTGGCATTAATGCCCATATTGGTTGCCGGCATTCCCATAATTCTATATTCATTACCAACAATGTCGTTATAAGCATTTGTATTTTCTCTGTTTACTTCTATTGGTAAAGTTTTTCTACGATTTGCAAATGATAATCCATCATTAGCATCGTTTCCACCATTGTAGTCGATATAATAAGTTGCCATAATTATGCTATGTAAGTGAACCAGAGGTCACCATCAGAACCGCCTGATGGTGCGGAAGTAGAGGTTGTTATATTTTTGATGCTGTTAGCTGCTGAAGTTGTTGTGACTGTTGCTCCATTTGGAGTTGTCTCTAGCTTTTTGCTGTTGTCGTAGAAAAATTCTAAGCCTTGTTCATTGTTATGAACAGCTATGTAATTATGATCTCCAGCACCATTCTGTAAAAGAAATTGATTACTTCTTATTCTTAGATAACTTGTAGAATTATCAATAAATGATTGTGAGACTGAAGAATCATGATAAATTTGTAAATCTTGAGAATTTCCTAACTGTAACTTATGGTTGTCAGTAA